GACCGAAGAAGCGGAGTTCTATCTCGAAAACTGCGAGATCAAGCCGGTCAAGATCGACACGAAGCGGGCCGTGCTTGACCTGAAGAAGATCGGCGCACGGGCGCAGGTTTCCAACGAACTGATCGAAGACGCGTACATTTCGGTCGCGTCGCTGGTCGCCAGCCAGTTCGCCTACGCGTTCGCGAAGAAGATTGACAAGACCTGGCTCCTCGGTGACGCCGCCGCCGGCGTCGATGGTCTGATCGGTGCGATTCCGGCCGGGAACGTGATTACGGCTCCGGCGAACCTCACCCCGACGGCGCTTGCCGGCGTCGTGGCTGCGGTCAACCCGAACGCCCGGCAACGGTCGTGGATCGTGAGCCCCGAAGGCTGGGGCAAGATCATGGGCGTATCGGCTGCGGCGATCGGCGCCAGCATCGCGGACAGTGTTCGGCCGGTTATCTACGGGGCGCCGGTTTACCAGTGCCGTGAGATGCCCGCGGACACGCTGGCGCTCTATGGCGATTTTGCGTCAGCTTGTGCTATGGGCTATAAGCCGGCCGGGCTCCAGGTTGCGGCCAGCACCGATCGTGCTTTTGAGTACGACCAGGTGGTTTACCGGGCGACGGCTCGGTATGCCTGGTCCAACCATTCGCCTTCTTACGTCGTCGCGCTGAAGAAGTAATTCGGGCGGCTCGGATTCATAAGCCCCCGGCGTCGGATGGATTCGGCGCCGGGGGTTTTTCATATCGGGAGGGCGGCGGATGATTTGCGGAAACCGGCACCATCAAAACGCGCTGCAATACCATTCCCTCCGGCGGCTGGCGGAGCCGGAGGTCGATATGAAAGACCATCTGCGCGTTATGCCGGACCAGGCGGAAGACGACGCCTATATCCAAGGGTTGATAGCGGCCGGCCGGCGCTTCATCGAAAGCCGGCTCGGTTCTTGCACGACGGCGACCAGGTGGACGGCGAGGCTAGAGCGGCTGGGCTGCGAGTCCTGTTGCTCGGCCGGCGTGGCAATCCCGATGCCCCCGCTGTTGCTCGACGACGAACACCCTTTCGAGGCGGTTCTAAGGGACGGCGACGGCGGAAAGACGACCATAGAGCGCGGAGCCTACGCGATCGACGACGACGTTTTCCCGGCGGTCCTGCGGCGTCGCCGCGGCTGGCCGAATGTCTGTTGCGAATCGTCGGTATCGGTCAAGTTTTGGGCCGGCTACCGGACGGCGGAGGAAGTCCCCGCCCAGATACGCGCGGCTCTAAAACTCTTGGTCGGACACTGGTACGAAAACCGCGAATCGGTCGCGACGGATTCGGGAGCAATCGTCATGCCTCACGCGGTCGACGCGCTCCTGGCGTCGGAGTCCTGGAACGGGAGGTTTTAGGATGCGCGGCGGCCCCCTCCGGGAAACGATCGTCATAGAGGCGCCGATCGAATCGCAAAACGCTCTAGGCGAATCGGTTCAGACTTGGGAGACGTTTGCGGTCCGGCGGGCAAGCGTCGAAGCCATTTCGTATTCGGAGACGGTCCGCCGGCAACAGCCTGGGGGCGAACTGTCGCATATGGTCCGATGCCGCTACGTCCCCGGCATCCGCGGCGCGTTCCGCATTCGTTGGCAATCCCGGCACGATCGCATTCTGTATATCTCCGGCGTTGTCGAGCGCGGCCACCGGCAGGAACACGAATTGTCCTGCGAGGAACGCGGCTAATGGCAAACGAAATCGTCGTTTTCGATTCGCTTTCCTATGCCGGAGACTGCCGGGCGTTGGCGGCCGGCTTCCGGGATTTGCCGAAGGCACTCGCGAAGAAACATATAAAAGCCGCCATGAATCGGGCGGTTAAACCGTTCCTGCCGGCGCTGCGGGCGGCGACGCCGCGGTTCAAGGGGAAGCGGTTCAAGACGGCGGCCGTCGCCCGCGATTCCCGCGGCCGTTACCTGGCCGGATCGGGGAAGAAGTCGACCATAAAGCCGGGCGCCCTGCGGCGGAGTATCAGGTCGATCACGAAATTCACAAATAAGGTCAACCACGGTTCTTTCTACACGAAAGTCGGATTCGCCCGCGGGGAGGGCAAGGGAAACCATGCCCTATGGATTGAACAGGGCACGGGGAAGCGAAAGGTAAAGGCTACGGGCGCGAACCGCGGGGCGGTTTCCCCGCGTTGGTTCCTGCGGACGACGTTTAACGCTATGGCCCCCGGCATCCAATCCTCTATCGGGCTGCATTTGTCGGCGGCCCTGGAGGTTGCCGGGCGTGAATTGCCCCGATACCTGGCAAACCGGAGGCGCTAATGGGATACCCCGAACAATGGCTACGCTCGGCCCTGGAGGCGGCGACCGGATGCCGGGTTTTCCCGGTTATCGCCCCGGAAAACTCCATGCCCCCGCTGATTATTTACCAGCGTAGCGGCACCGTCCGGGAGCGGGTTACGACGGAAAACGCTTGTGTTCCCGTGGCGTCGTTTTCCGTCTGGGTCCATACGGAAACATACCTGGACGGGAAGGCCCTGGCGGACCGGATCCGCCGCGGCCTGGACAACTTCAAGGGGGACGGGGGCACGGTCACAATCGAACGCGCGTTCCTGACGGACGAAAGCGACGGCGACCCCGTTGATTTCGCCGGCGAGGGGAAGCCGACATACACCGTCCAGCTACTTTTCGAAATCCGCTACCGGGAGACTTAGCCCCATGCCATTCCCCGATTCCCAAGGCACGACGTTTACGTTCAACGGCGCGGAATTCAAATGCACGAACATCAAGAAAGCCGTCTCGGGTTCGTCCGCCGGCGATAAAGTCGAAGTATCGACGCTCGACCTGGCAAGCGGCTCGAAACGCGTTTTCCAGGATGCTCCATTGCTCGACGACCCGAACAAGGGCGTCGCGGCCGTTGTGACTGTCAGTTTCCTGGGCCTGGAGGAACCGCCGACGGATAAGGCGTATCCGATTGCCTGCGCGACGCTCGGCATTTCGGGGAACGCCCGTTGCACGAAGTACGACGCGGAGGCGGCCGTCGGTGAAGTTCTCAAGGGGACCGCGGAGTTTGCAGTCGATGCGGCCTAGTTCCGCGATCCGGAACGGAGGTCGAATTCGATGGCATTCCCCGACGCGCAAGGCACTTCCGTTTTTTTCAATGGCGCCCGGATCGGCGGATTCGTCCGGTTCAACGCAACGCCGGCGACCTGTTCGGAGTCGGATGTAACGAGCCTGGGCTCCCTGGTCGTCGGAGCCGGCAACGCGTCGCGAGTCGTCCGGCAGTTGCAACCAGGCCCCATCTCGCCCGGTACGGCATCTGTCGAAATGCTGGCGGCCCCGACGCTCTCGGCCCTGGACGTTGGCGGGCCTGGTCGGCTCGTTATCTCCGGCCCCTGGGGCGAGGTCGACTACGAAGCGTTTCCGACGAAATTCACGGTAAGCGGTTCGGTTGGAGAGTTGGTTCGCACGACGATGGAGTTTCAATTCACTTGAAAGGGTTTTAACGATGGAACGGCAGATGAAAGAAACGGTGGCACGATTGACCAAGGAAGCGATTCAACAGGTTTTAGCGGCCCCGGTCCGCCTGGAGTCGGTAGAGGTTGCGGAGTTGGGCGGCGCGGTCGACCTGCGCTATCCGACGTTTCCGGAGTGGCATTCCCTGGCAATGGCTCACCGGGCTCTCGACGGGAAGCCGGCGCCGGCCGATTTGATTCTGGCAACGGTCGCGGTCGTCCTGGCGAACCCGGACGGGACGCGGATGTTTCCCGACGAAGGCGCGGAGGTTTTGGAAGCGATGCCGATTGCCGCGGTAATGGAAATCTATGTGGCGGCCTGGTCGAGCGTGTTGCGGGCACCGGAGGCTGGCGACGAAGCAAAAAAAGACTAGAGCGCGAGCCGGAGCGGCTTTTCCTGTTCCGGCTGGCGCTGGCGTTGGGAACCTGGGATGTAGACGGGCTGGCGGCGCGTATGCCTATGGACCTGGTACGCGAGTGGCGGCATTTCTACGACCTGGAACCCTGGGGCGACGATTGGCGGCGTTCGGGTCGGATGGTCGCGCTGTTGGGCGCGGCGCTCGGCGGCCGGACGGA